TAGATCTTGTTCTGTAGCATAAGGAATAATTTCGTCAATATACTTACAGCCTTCTAGTTGTACATAGCGTTCAAAAACACTCTGGATTGGTTGATTTTTATTTGGTCTATCTAGTGTAGGATCTGTTTGTAGTCCAACTATCATATAGTCGCAGTTTGATCTTGCTTCTTTGAGCATAGCAACATGTCCGCTATGAAAAAGATCAAAAGATGAAAATGTTATTCCTACCTTCATTTTTTGTATCTCTTTCCATCAAAAACACAGATGAATTCTAAAATGTAATCGCTATTATTATGAACTTTGTGAAATACATTGTCTTCTATTAATACAATGTCGCCGGCCTTGACGTCAAAAATCTTATGGTCAAGTTCCATTTGCCCTTCACCTTTAATAAACATATAGACTTCTTCCTGTCCGGCATGCCTATGTCCAGTGGTGCTTTTTCCGGCGTTGAGCTTTGTTGAGCTCAACACTAGATTGTTCAATAGTTTATTGTCTTTTACAACGTATCGATCGTCTTGTTTAACGACCTCGCCGCCTACATTCCAATTTTCTAGTTTCATAATATTATTATACTAGATTGTTAGATATGTGTCAAGAACTTTAATTAATAAATGGAGCCAATTCAGGTGCTTTCCACCCTTCTGGCTTTAGAACTTTACCGTCTTCACGTTTACGAACTTTGCCTGTGTCTGGATCGATCTTAGCAAAATTAGTTTTCATAACTTCTTCCCAAGCACCTTCACCGTCGAAGCCGCCGGCTCTAACAGCACCTAGTGTAACAACAAGAATGTCGATAAGAGCATCTAGTTGTTCTACACGATCGTTTGCTTCAACTGCTTCTTGTAGTTCTTCAAACTCTTCCTTGATAAGTCCCAAGTACATATCATAGTTTTCTTTGCTCATTACTTGATCACAAGCCGCATGAAACTTGTTAATATCGTTAAATGGATTTGTCATTATTTTGCTCCAAACTCTTCTGGACGTATTGTTGCTGGACCATCTGAGTACTCTTTACCAATCATATGACCGGAGGGTTTCTCATCTGATGTTGCTAACATCGCTTTGTTTTCAACCATTCTGATAGTTGTTTTAACTTCTTCACCTTCAACATCGTCAATTAAATCTATACCACGTGTCCAGCGACCGTGTTCAATTAACACCCATTCGCCTACTTTAACATCTTTTTGATCAGGCCCTACAGCATATACCTTACCCCAACGAGGGTAAACACCGTGTGCCTTGCCATCATCACTGTTAATGATAATGCCTCCGGCAGTTTTTTGTTCACCAAAATCCATGTCTGAAACAAGAACTCTGTCTTTGATGGGACGAATTTTTTGATTACGAAGTGTTGGCATCTATTATTCTCCGTCGTTATCTGGAACCATTTTATTATCAGGCTGTACAGCGTTTTTATTACGCTTGTCGTAGAAATCTTTCATAATTTCTTCTCTAGTCTTGATAATTTTACCACCTGGACCAAGTTCATCACCGCGAGCATTAACCTTTACGTTTCCAACCGCAGGTGTTAATTCATTAGCCATTTGTAGTTTTTCCATATCAATTTCTTTACCTTGCATTGTTCTTACAACTTTTGCCATATTATTCTCCTTTAAAGAATTCGTTAATTGGTAGATCGTATTTTAAACTATCAATCTTATGTATCCCTATTAGGTATAGACTATAGCAAGAAACGGAACTGCCTCTTCCTACACCCCATACGATATTCTGTGATCTTAATGTATCTACAATGTATAACATTACATTAAGTATGTCAGCCATATTATGTTTTTCAAATAAACCAAGTTCTAAATTAACACGATCTATCTGTTCTTGTGTTTGGCATTTTTCAATTAACCAATCACGAATGTTTAAATTTTTGTACTCTTTTGGGATAAACCATTCTCTGGTCGTTGGAATATCAACCATAGGCATTGGATAGTTTAATTTTTCTTGAATACATCTATCAACGTACTTTTGGATATTTTCAGATAAATCCTTTGTGTACGCATTTTCTAACACACTAGGACCGTGCGTTAGGATACCTGTAATTAAATCTTTGTTTTTATTTGTCAACATTTACTAATTGATCCAAGTCACCCTTCTCCATTTCTTGAGCAGAGTTTTTCATTGTTTCTCTATACCTTCGAGCCATCTCTTCTCTGTATATTGTAACAAATGTTTGTACTTGTGTCAATAGTTCATGATTACCAATTCGTTGTGCTACCAAATATTTGTTAGAAAGTTCGGAGATTTTTTGTTCAATCTCCTGGTCTTTCAATTTGGTTAGGTCTTGTGAAAATGGATGAAGCATATTATGCCTGATAAGATCCTTCATATTTTAATAGAACAGTTGCTGGTAACGGAAATGCTGTGCCGTCCTGTCTATTACGATACTTGATTTTTACGATATGAATTACGTTTGATTGCTCAACAGTAAATGATGCTGGCCAGTTATTATCTTTCAATAAAGCATAGTCGCCGTTGGTTGAGAAAGATACTGATCTTTGAGTTCCGTCACCACGCAATTCGATTTCAAATTCTTGTAAATTTCCACCTTCCAAAAAGTTACTTACTTGAAAATTAAAATTAACATTAGTTTGAAGTTGAAAAACTTGATAATCACCGTTTCCTGGATTTAATTCGACAGACGCTTGTGTTACGCCTCCCCCGTTTACGATGCTTTTGCTGTTTTCTTTTGTAACGGCATTACTAATAATTTGACCGTTAAAGTCGCCTCCGTCAGTAATAGACCCAACATTAAGACCTGCTGTCTTATTTTGAAGGGTTGTAATTTCTGAAGCCGTTGTAGTTAGTGCGGTTTTGATGTAATTAAAATTATCTCTAAAACCCTGTGTATCATTATCTTGCCCTGCGACCGGATAAGTTTCATCAATTGGTGTTGCGTTTACATTACTTGTCATTATACTTTTTCTCCACGTTGCGGAAATGCAAGATATTTATCACCTGCCACAGTGTCAAGATTATCAATCTGATATCTATCAACTACAAAGTCGATTATTTTGAAATCAAATCCGCTATTTTTTATATTTAATATTAAATCATCAGCTTTGCCTGGTTTACAGTAGCAAACGGGCATAGCACTTACAAAACCTGGCTCAACAAAACTATCTTCTTGTATGCTTCTCATCCATAAAGGTAAGAAAAGCCTGTCTCTCTTACCGACACTTTTGATTCTTTTACGCATATTTTTAATGCTGTTAGGCCAAATTCTTTGATGATCTCTATCACTTGCTAAAGGTATATCACTGTCTACATTAATATTATCTATACTAATTCTTACAGGACTATTAATTTTGTCAGGTAAATTAACAAGTGTACTAATTGACTTTCCATTTTTTTCTAAATCATCTATAATATCAACATACACAACTTCATATTCTACCTGTTGTGTAATTTGGTTTTTTGCTACTGCTTTTTTAATAGCACCAAATTTAAGTCTTTTATTATAATGGTTGCGTGTCATAGCATTTACAAATGTGTACGCATCTTTAGATTCGATTCCGGCATACATCAACATCTTTAATTCTTGTTGTATGCCAAACGCAGGATCACCATACCTATATATTAATGATGGATCAAAAATAGAAGTGTCATTAATAAACTCATTAAATTTAATTCTTTTACTTTGTTTTTGTAATACTTTAAAAAATAGATTACTGTAGCTAGTATCAGCCGCACTATCAATAGTAATTTGGAAAGTTTTTGAACTTTCAGTGTAATTAAAAATATCTCTAGCGGCAACTACAAAAGTATATACTCTATCGAAACTTGTTAGATTGCTGTCATAGGTTGTGGTGGTATAATCTAATTGACTACTACCGTCATCATTATAAAATCTTGTGAGACCATCTAGTTCTACAGTTCCTATTTGGTTTACCTTTCCAACTATTTCGCCACTAGTAATTAATTTTAAACCTGGAGGAAGTTTTCCCGATTCAAGTATAAAAACTGTAGTACCGCCTCTTAATTTACTAACAGCATCAACATAAAAAGTACTATTGATATTAGGTGCTATACTTCCTAGATTGGTATCTGAAATCCATTCGATGCCACTTTCTATTTCACCTATAATTTGAATTGTAAATGTTCTAGGTGTACTGGCTTTTACTTCGCCTTCGTAAATTGCTTTTGCGGTTACTGTAAATTTATATTCTTGTGTAATGCGAGGCTGATAAGGAATCTTTCCGGTTAATTCTCCGTTTAGTGTATCAACAGTAAGTCCAGGAGGTAGTTCACTACTATCACCTATGATTATTTCTTGGTTCTTGCTAATTTTTTCTACTAACTGCGGATCTAGATGAATTCTAAATTGTCTCTTTGCTTCGTTAAGAGTTTCAACTCTGTTAATAGTGTATGTACCTAGTGTACTATCAACAAAATCGTAAACATCTTTAATAGCAACTTTCTGATTTCTTTTAGGCATACTCCAGCGACCTTTTGAATCTAGTTCAATTTCAATATCTAAATAGGTTCTATCTACTAAACTAATAGCAATAGTTTTAGCATAGATTTCTGGATTAACTGTTTCGAATTGATAAGTGATTAGTCCGGCCAACGTAGGCGGATCATATACATCTAAAAATACAGTTACATAATTATTAGCACGTTTTATTCCTAGATCGGGATCAGTAATCCAAACTGGATTTCTATAAAATGTATTGTCAGCACGGAATACACCAGTTGCTACTTGCATTATAGTGTTATCTGATCTTAAGAAACTTTCACTTACAACATAAATTTGGAATGTTCTACGTATTTCATGAATGCCGTCTGATGCAGCAATAATAAACTGATAGTATCTTGTTAGTCTGCGTGGAAAATTAGTTTCTTCGAAATAGTCAAAAGTGGCACCATCAAAGTCAAAAGTATCAAAACCACTATCTGGCCTTGCTCCTAAATCATATGGTTCGGTATCAAATAAGTTTAAATCGAAGTTTCCAGAAAGTATCTTATAGTCTAGACTAAAAATAGGATCAGTAAAACCACTTATTCTACCTTTTTTAGATAGACTAAGTCCGGGAGGTAAACTTCCTCCATTAAATGGAATATAATATTCAATGGTATCGCCTGCTGGAATGTCTGGGTCTAATACTTGTAATTGAAAGTCTACTTTATCATTGTCTAAAACAAAGTAGGTATCGTTTGGTCCTACTGGAAGTAGTCCTTCTGGGGTAGCCCACGTAGGCTCATCGGCTCCTTCGACGGTGATTGAAAAAGTTCTATCGCCTATGTCGTTAGTGTCTTTGGCTCTTACTACAAATTTACTAGTTGTGGCTTTGGCAACTTCTAATGGAGTTCCGACAATTTTTCTGTCTTCAATCCTTAGACCTCTTGGAATACTACCAGCAATTATTTCTATTGTATAATCACCAGTATCAGAACTTACATCTAGTAGTATGTTCTGTTTTTCTCGCTCATTAATTGTTCCTAATGAGCCTGATGGAGTATTCCATGTAATAGCCATTAATTAAATCCTTACCAAGCAACATGAGCCGATCTAGTCCAAATTTCTGTTACACCATCGTAAACACCACGGCAAACATAAATGTAGTTAGCATCAGCAACCATCAGACCTGCGACATCGCCTGGTCTTCCTATGCCGGTAGCAGGAACATCATCTGTGTAAACCATATTAGGACGTGGCGGATTGTAAAATGTAATAGGATCTCCACCATTACCGCCTGACGCTGTCCATGAAGTAGTAGTAGTTACAACTCCAGCGGCAACACTTTGTACTACAAGTTCGGCTGTGCCCGGTAATCTAAAAATAGCGCCTGGTTGAATATTTGAGTCATTGTTAATAGCAACGGTAGTTCTTGAAACTCCAATTTGAACATTACCATTTAGTGTAGTAGTTACAGCAGGTCTTGTTACTACCCCTGACTTAACACTTAGTCTATCAAGTCCTAAAACATTTTCAGTTCTGATGTTTACATTGTCATATGCTCCGATATAAATCTTTCCTCTAATATGAGCATCAGAGAAACCGTTAAGTGAACCACCTAACTCGTAAGCATTATCATTATCGGTTCTTACATTGCCTTTAATTGTTCCGTCTAGATTGATTGACGATTCTGTTTGATCGATTAGTCTGGTTGAATCATCACCAAAGATTGAACCTCTCATGTCACCGAGAAGTGTACCTACAAATAGCGTACCACCAGCTACACCCGGATCGTTAATTGAAACAACAGTTGTACCATTGCTATCAACAATATTACCTGTTAAGTCGCCAGTAACATCACCAGTAACATTACCTGTAACATTACCTGTTAAGTCGCCAGTAACATCACCGGTAACTGTAGCACCAGTCAAGTCAACATTTCCTGTAAACACAGCATTTTCGCTTGTTTCGATAGGTCCAACAATTCTGCTAGCAATGGCGTCAATTAACGGAGTAGAATCTTCGCCAAACACTGAACCTTTAACATCACCATCTAATGTACCTGCGATTGTGTTACTTGTGATTGCGTCGGCCTGAACGCTCTTAATAACAGCAAGGTTCCATCGATTGTTAGTTGATCCTAAAGCGTAAGTGTCTGTTTGATCAGGTATAATATCAGAAGTTAGTTCAGCATTTAAAGTAATGCCATCTGTGTCAGCATCACCTAGTGTTAAATTTCCATCTGCTGTAATACTTCCTTGAGCATGAATATTACCTGTAACATCTATGTTTCCAGTAATGTCTATATTACCTGTTCCTGTAATATCGTTGCCGTTTAAAACAATATCACTGATTATTGTAGTACCACTAGCAAGTAACTTACCTCCTACTAGAGTTCCGTCACCCACATAGAGTGCTTTTGTATCTGTTGTGTAAATGAGTTCACCTGCGGCAGGAGTTATTGATTGTCTTTCTGCGTCGGTTCCTCTTCTGATTCTTAAGGCCATTTGTTTTATATCTCCGTTATATTATTGTTCCAAGGTCAACTTCATTGTCAGAAGGTGCCAAAACTGTTCCAAAGTCATAGTCGCTTATCTGATAAAGTGCTTGAACAGCATTTTGAGGATCCTGATTAATTCCTCCAAAATCATTATCAAACAGTGCTCCGAGTATACTTACTTGTGAAGCACCACCGTAATTACCTATAAAGTTAGTAGCATTTACATTACCACTTATGTTTATTGTACCAGTTCCTATAATACTCTGACCATTAAGATCTAAAGGACCTGTAAGCTGAGCATTAATAAGATCGGCACTAATAGTAATAGACTTGCCTGATGTTTGAATATTAACATTACTACCCTCAAGTAATTGTAATGTATCAGCACCATTAGTTGCTATCACTGTTCCATTGTTAGTAACAATAGAACTAAAAACATTTTGTAATGTGGTTCCGATTTCAATATCGTTAGTATTTTCTGTAACACTAATATTAGGACCAGCACTAATTGATCTGTACTTTAAAATGTTATTTGTTTTTTCAACAAATATCTCAGATCCTGAACCTAAATTTTGCCCAGTAACAGCTAGTTCGTTACTAAGCGATGTAAAGTTTTCATTAACTTTACGGAAAGCGGTTCTTAGATCGTCGCCTGTGCCGTCGTTAACTAAATTGCCGATATTAATTTCTTGTATTGCCATTAAGTGCTCCTACTAACTATTTATCCTAACGCCTAATTCGTGACCTTGGGTATGCTTGACCGCTTTCGGGTCTTGCTTTAAAGTTCCTCTTAGGAAAAGTAGTTCCTTCGGTTTTTCGTTGCTGTCTGTAGCGTACTATTAGGTTAGGCGCTCCAAGTAATGCTCCAGTATCTTCATAGTTTCCTGACTCAGTATCACTCAATGATCCTTTCTCTGCCATTTGTACTATTAGATCACGTGCTTGTTCGCAGGTCATTTCAGGATAAGTTTGTGCTAAACAGGCAATTATCCCAGCAACTTGTGGACTAGCCATGCTAGTTCCGGATATTTTAGCAACCCTATATGCTGCATTTCTTGGCTCTGAAAACGGACTGGCTGCAGAATAAGCACTTTGAACATAGGTTCCTGGAGCCCAAATTGTTACTCCAGGTCCTCTATCGCTATAATCAGCCGGACCTTCGTCGAGCGATGCTTGGTCACCCATTGCTCCAACAACAATAGTAGGCAAGTCATAACCACCAGTTGCTGTAGTATCGTATCTTCCCGGTGAACTTCCTCTCATATAGTAGTAGGGAAAGTTTACTGAATCAGGATAGCGAATACCCATTTCAAATGTATTGTCCCAATCTTGATCACCAGGTTCGGCATGATACCATTGTCCGTTACCTGCTGAACTTACGTTTATAATACCTTCATCAATAGCATCTTCAATATCACCATCCAGAGCATCAACAGGAACTGGTATTCGTTTACCTGCGATAAATCCAAAGTCGTTAAGTTGTTGTGTTGTAAAAGGAGATGAAATTTCATTAAATTGATTATTTTCTTCTATTGTTACTCTAAAATTTGTAGGATTCTCTTCATCGAATCTAACCTCCCAACGTATTCCTGGATCACCAAGAGTTCCTGTCGAAGCTCCATTTCCTTCAAATACAACTCTATAATAGCTTGTACTTGGATTTGCCTGTACAACAATAGTTCCATTCATCACAGTGTGATTACCACAGTTATAATAAAATGTTCCTGCTGTGTTTGGGGTCCAAGATATAGTACTACCTCCAAATGCTCCGTTATTAGTAACACCCGGCACCTGATCTCCTGTTCCGGTTGATTGTACGGTCTTAATATACAATGGATGAGCAAAGTTTGAATTGACTGTCATTTCTAAAGTATCACCTACAAGCATAGTAATAGTAGGACCGTCGCCGCTAACAGCACCATTTCGATCAGTTCCGTTACTAAACGTCCAAGCAACATTACTATTATTAACAACATCCATTGAATATGTATTAACTGGTGTAGCAAAATTTCCTGTAGGTTCACTTCCGTAATATATTCTTTGACAACTAGTAAAAGGACTACCGCCTGCGGTATTTCGATTCCCACTTCCAATCATAATTTTAGGAAAAGGAATATTTTCCGGAAAAAGATTAGGTTCTGTTGACGACCCGCCACCCATTGTTATGTAACTGTTAGTTCCAATACCGATTTCTGTATAATCCACTTGAAACATTGTAACAGTAAAAGGTAAAGTTAAATCCCAATGTCCGTCATCGTTATTACCTGACGTTGGAGTTGTTAACACATTTAGTCCTGATACGTCTCCAATGCTAACATTCCCTTCTCCGGATGCGACTCTTGTAGCAGTAGCAGAAGGTGTTGATTCTTGTGTAATATTGAGCGTAACGGAAATGTTAGTATCAAAAGTACAGTTAGGATTGGGTTCAGTACCGTAATTGGTTACGATTGAAATAGTCCATCTACCGTCCTTGTTTATAGTAATAGTTTCGTCAATTACAGCATTTACAGAAGCACCTGTTAAGATACCGTCTGTATAAGTTGCTACCAAGATATTATCTGGATCTCTAACTTCAACTCTAAGGTCTAGATCAACAGTCCCTGTAGGTGTAGTGTATGTTATATCTTGTAGGATATCTACAGTGAAGTCACCGTATCTTACTCCATCTTCCGGAAGTGTCTCTACGTATACAGTATTAGTAGTTTGTACTTTTCTAGTATCGTCGAGGAAACATCTTCTACCTCCTGAAATTGTCCATCCAGCCCCGCCATCAAATCCACCACTAGGAAATGGATTTAATGCGCCTTCTGGATCACCGGGATTTTCAGTTCCTGATGTTGTACAATTATATTGTGCCCAAGAGTCTACCACTTCTGTTCCGTTATTATATCTAAAAGTTGCTAATTCTGTGTCATTACTTGAATCATATATTCCTGAAAATCCGGCAGCCTTCTGTTGAGTAGAAGTCGCAGTATATCTAGTACCTCTGTAAGTAACGGCAGTAATATTTGAAAATGTCCATTGGCTTGGAAATATACTCATACCCCAACTACTGTTTACTACTGTGGGATTTTTTACTCCAGTGTCAGGGTTAATTGCTTTTCGCTTGTGGAATTCTCTTACATAATCATAAACATAAGGAAAATTAGAGTTATTAATATCTCCAGCATAGTAAAAGATATTGTATAAGTTAGCATCTCTAGCCCAACCTTGTGTGTTACCACCTACAGTTCCCATTACGTGAATAGCATGATAATTACCGCCGGTATACTGACCGTAGTTATATGTATTACCTTCCTGTCCACCAACGACGTCGTTATATAGATCATACCAGTCAATTAGGTTTACTCTAGAGCCACCTGTGCCGTCAACGTTAACAGCGAATTCTGGATGACCCACTGCTTGGCCGTCAGCATCCATAATGATACAGTCTACATTTTTTCCTGTTTCAGTTAATGTAATTGTTTGTGTATTATCTCCAGGCCAGTCTGCGTGTACACCGCCCTCAACACATCTTAGTAATCCCCAGTTTTTGTGGTTACTGTTTTGACCAACACCTCTATTAAAGTTAGATGTTTGCGTTACTTCATGTGCTCCAAGACGTACACCTATTTCTTCTGGATGAGGTTGTACAGCTTTTACGTCAGGATGACTCTTTAAATTTAATGCTTCTTTTGAAGTTAGGAAATATGTTGTAGATCTACTTGCTGGGCGTTCTTCAGCTATCATAGCTGATCTTTCTATTGTTGTATTAGTTGGAGTAATACCGTCAGTGCTTAATTCATCATGTAAGCGATTCATGCCTTCCATGGTTTTAGCAGTTACAATATAACGTCTTTGTGTAACGTCTCTTCCCATTTTATTATGCCTCTAATTGAACTAGTGTAAGTGTAACAGTTATTGCTTGAGATGATCCTGATTTATTTGTAACCGCTATAGGTATTACATCAGTTACTGGGTTTTCGTTGTTGAAACCTAAAACTGCCGGACTAATTAAAACAGTATCAGCTCCTGTTGTAATTGTTTCTACAACAACACCTGCTCCTGGTGATGGATCATCTGTTTCTGCTCTTGAAGCATCTGCTGTTCTGCTTGCTGTGTCTGTGTAAATTCTGACCCAAGCCGCGGCATCAACTTGTAACTTTAACACCATGTAAGATTTGAAAGCACCTATAACATTTGTATTTCCTATAGTACCGTCAGCAATAATTGAAGTCGAAGCAGATTTAGTTGTACGACTGCCAAGGCCTGTGCCTCCACCGCCACCTGCTACTGCTCCTGGTTGCCATCTTGAGTTACCAGCATCCCATACTAGAGCTTCTCCGTCAGCGGCTCCTACTTGATCTAGCTTGTATGTATTAAGTACACCTTGTAAGCCATCAACTAGCACACCTGAACTATCTTCAGAATAAACACTTCCAGTTATATCTCCGTCTAGATTACCTAAAACGTTTCCTACAACTCCGCCAGTGTGTGTGCCTTGTGTATTACCTACAATAGTATTTGAAAATGTTTTCACGCCAGCAATCGTTTGATCACCTGTGATATAAACACCATTTGTTACTGTTCCGGCATTTCCGGTAACGTTACCTGTAACATTGCCTGTAACATCACCAGTCAAGTCACCTGTAACATCACCTGTGACATTACCAGTTAAATTTCCTGTGACATTACCAGTTAAGTTTCCTGTTAGTGTTCCTTCAGTAGCATCAACAATAATTGAACTATCATCAGCAAACACAGAACCTTTTAAGTCACCAGTTACATCTGCTGTTAATGAGTTAACTGAAATATTATTTGCGTATAGGTTATCCCAGCGTTGTGTTGGAGTACCTAAGTCCCAAGCACCAACAGCATTTGGTGTAACGTCTTGTGAAAGATTTTGTAGCACACCAGTGACTGCCTGTGAGTTAACAAATGTAAAGTTATCATCAATTACTTTTAAAGTTTCGTTAACCTTATCCCAGGTTAGTGGGTGATTGGTTGAATTGTAAAGTGTTGTTATTGCCATTATAGTCTCCCCACCGCTACTTCAATTAATCCTATTCGATCACTGTCATATGTTTCAATTGCTTTACCAATAATTGTACCTGGTTTAGCATCACTGCCTGCGCTTGTAGCAACACCTGGAATGCCACTAGCAATAATCAAGTCGCCCTTTTCGATTTTACCTACAACCTTACAAGGCACTCTACCTTGTAACGCAACTAGTACTTTCTCTCCAGGACAATCTTTATTCATTGTGTAAGCCGCTTCAGCACTCACTACTCCAGCAACTTTATGTGTTCCTAGTTTAGATGCTTCTGTAACTTCTTTATCGCCTCCGAATTCTAACACTGTTCCTGTTTCATACTGTGTATCGCCTTCGTAATATTCAGCTAAGTCAGCCCAAGTAGCTTCAAGTCTACTACCTTGTACTAATTGCCAGTTACCTTCAATATAACCAATAGCTGAAGCGTTATTCTTTTCAGCGGTTAAAAATCCACCACTGCCAACTTCAACGTAACCAGCACTACCGCCTTCTGTTCTAAATTTATGTGTGCCTGCTAGGTATTCAGTAAAATGATTAGTAGAAACATTACTAAACTGTGCTTTAATGGCCGGCTGTCCATTACCGTTTCTAAACATCGTATAGTACGCATTGTCTGCTGAACTTTGTTCGTGCTTGGTAATAGTCGGAGTTGAAGATGCTCCGTAAGTTAACCACAAGCCTTCTAAGTCTGCTTGGTTACCAGATTCAACACCGTCGCTAACATCCAATATAATATTACCATCACCGGTAATACTTTCAAAATTAGATGTACCAGCAAAGTCAGCACTACCTGTTCCACTTCTTCTTACCATAGTGTCGGCACTATTAGAAGAAGTATATTCAATAGTACCAAAGTCAGATGCTTCGTTACCTGTAGCATTTAGTCTGACCATAACACCAGCGCCAGCAAAGTCAGGTCTTCTACAACCTAAACCATCGTCAACGATTGTTTTAGCATCAATTGGAACTGGTGGTCCGTCAATTGCTTGACCAATACCACCTGGTGATGATCTTCTAGCAAGAACTTTTGTGTTTGAACCAACAGCAAGATTTGTTTCGTCTGTTGGATCAACAACAGCAACATCGATATGTCTTAGTTTTTCAAAACCGATACCGTCATAGTAAGCGCCTGCTCTTGTAGTACTAGTTGAATCTTTAAGTTCTAAAAATCCATTTACAAGTGTAAATTCTAATTCTTGAGCACCGCTTATTAAACCATACTGTCTTGCTTTACCGCCAGTAATAACTCCTCCTGCGGAAGTGTCTGCTGGAATTCTAAATTGATTTGGTAAAATAACAGTTACTTGCCAATCACCGTTAAGTGCTGTAACTACTGTTTCTTCTGAAATAACAACAGCATCGCCTGTAGTAAATCCATGATTTTCATTTGTAGTAATAACTGTGTAATCATCACCTGCGCCTGGACTAGTTTCTGCTACGTAGGTATAACCTTGAATTGGAATGCCTTCAAATTCACTTACTCTAGCAGTGTTCAAAGATAGTTTATGTTGTTCAATTCCAGCATCGTAATTAACATCTGCGTTAACAATAACATTGTCATTAATTGTTGCTACAATTTGTGGATCAGGGAAGTTTGTTACTGTGGGTGCTACAGCATCCGCCACACCAGGAGCATTCTGCTGGAATGTAAATGTTAAAGCACCAACAACAGTTGCGTTAGTAAATTCACTACTTCCGTTTGTTGTAAACGCTAAAATATCAGCACTATCAATGTAATTGTAGTCCGGCTGTCTCTTAAGATTTGGATCACTTGGATCTTCTTCAAACATCCAACCTTCTGGAGCATCTTGAAGATTACCTATCTTCATATAAGATTTTCTAACTGCTTCTGTTTCGCCTTCAATACCTACATCAGGATCAGGAAGACCTGTAACAGGACTGTTACTCATATCAATCGGACCAGTCATTTGACGTGAACCGTCACGTGGTAAGTAACCTGGGCCAATTAATACAGTTTGAATTCCACCTTCATGTGTTAAACCTAAACGTCTGTCAATGTATGATCTAACGGCTGCCTCTGTTGGTAGTGCTTGGTTACTTGCTTCACCAGCACCGCCCAGTGTCACATCACCTGTAAATTCACTAACAGTTTCACCTGCCGCAAGCCTCAGGCTTGTAATACCCTGTAGATCAATCTTAGCATCAAGTGTAACTTTACCAGTACCTTGATCAACAGCAAAGAATTCACCAACTCTAAAGTTACCTGATTGGTCTGAGGATACCCAGAACACACGTCCGGTTCCTTGTTCAACTGCTTCTTGAGATTGTTGTGGAGTATTATTAGGAGGTCCAAAAATGTTTGCTGGATAGTTTGTATCTGCGTATGAACCTGTACCAATATCAAGGAAGTCATGACCTGTTGCTCTCATGGTTGAGATGTTAACAGTAACTTCACCTTGGGCACCGGATCTTAATCCTGCTTTAAGTTGTACATTTTCTAAAGAAGCATTAAAGTCAGCAGTTGCTCCTCCAAATAATTCTACTGAACCACTTGTAGCATTAGAACCGAAAGTGCTACCGTCTACAAGTGTAGTTAGATTTTTATCACTATATAAATCAAATGTAGTTCCTGTAACATTTCCA